TCAAGAAATTTGGAAAAATAATCCTGGTTATCATGATGAATACAAAGATTGGCAGGAGTTTGCCAAATCAGATGATTTCCAAATGGAAGTAGATAGATTACGAAGTAAATTTGAAAATAAAAAAGAAGATCTGCACAAAGGCACCGCTAAAATAGAAGAACTGGTGAAGAGTTTTTATGACTATACCACAAACAAATTTCCCAAAGGGGAAACGGCAGTGATCACAGCAGTGCAAAAACAATATGGAGACGCTGCTGCCAAAACTGCCATTGAAACCATCAAAACTTTACAGAGTGGTAAAGACATGGAAATTGAACGCATCAAACAGCTGGCAGGCTATTCCACCAAAAAATAATATTTCATTAACTACGCACTTGACTAAATACACATATTAATATAGTATGTAGAAATATGTGCTGTATTATAGTGAGGCACAAATACAAACAGGCAAACAATAAGGAGGCTTATAATGGCAACACTAGCGGAAATCCGCAATAAACTGAAAGAACAAGAAGTTCGTTCAGGCGGTAACACAAAAACAAGCGGCGGCGATAACGCAATCTATCCATTCTGGAATCTAAAAGAAGGTGAACAATCAACTGTTCGATTCTTGCCAGATGGCGACTCAAACAACACTTTCTTCTGGAGAGAACGTTTGATGATCAAACTTCCATTCAATGGTATCAAAGGAGAAACTGATTCAAAACCAGTTCAAGTACAAGTGCCATGTATGGAAATGTACGGAGAATCTTGTCCTATTCTATCTGAAGTTAGAGGATGGTTTAAAGATCCTAACTTAGAAGACATGGGAAGAAAATATTGGAAAAAAAGATCATACATTTTCCAAGGTTTTGTAAAAGAAGATCCACTTAATGAAGAAACCAAACCAGCAAATCCAATCAGAAGATTTATTATTGGACCACAAATATTCCAAATAATAAAAGGAGCTCTAATGGATCCTGAAATGGAAGATCTTCCTACAGACAAAATCAACGGAGTTGATTTTAAAATTATCAAAACCAGCAAAGGTGGATACGCAGACTATTCAACTTCTGCTTGGTCAAGAAAATCCAGACCATTAACTGAAGATGAAAACAAAGCAGTGGAAACACACGGCTTGTACAACATGAGCGATTACTTGCCTAAAAAACCAACTGAAGTTGAGTTGAAAGTAATGAAAGAAATGTTTGAAGCATCTGTGGATGGTGAAGCATATGATATGGAAAGATTTGGACAATACTTCCGTCCAGCTGGCATGTCATCCAAAACTGGAGACCCGGTTATTAACACCAATGTTAAAGCCGAAACACCAAAGCCAATAGAAGTGTCAACAGCAAAAGTTGAAGTTAAAACTGAATCTGTCACTGCTCCAAAAGCAGAGAGCAAAAGCAGAGCTGAAGATATTTTGGCAATGATTAGGTCTAGACAAAAACAATAAAGAGTGATATATTGTAGTGGAGAGTTTGAATATTCTCCACTACGAATTAACAAAAGGAAAAATTTATGGCTACTAAGGCTTTCGACATATCGAAATTTAGAAAAACATTAACTAAATCCATTGACGGTTTAGGATTAGGATTTAATGATCCAACAGATTGGATCTCTACAGGAAATTACGCACTGAACTATTTGATGTCAGGCGATTTTGAAAAAGGAATTCCACTGGGTAAAGTAACAGTGTTTGCTGGTGAATCAGGATCAGGCAAATCATACATTGCTTCAGGCAACTTGGTGAGACACGCACAAAAGCAAGGAATATTTGTGGTGTTGATAGACACAGAGAACGCACTGGATCAAAATTGGTTGGAAGCATTGGGTGTGGACTGTGATGAGAAAAAATTATTAAAATTAAATCTCAGCATGATTGACGATGTGGCCAAAACCATATCAGCATTCATGAAAGAATACAAAACAGAACACGGAGACAACAAAGAAACTGCTCCTAAAATATTATTCATCATAGACAGTTTGGGTATGTTATTGACTCCCACTGATGTGAATCAATTTGAAGCAGGAGACATGAAAGGTGATATGGGTCGTAAACCCAAAGCACTCACAGCATTGGTACGTAATTGTGTGAACATGTTTGGCAGTTGGAATGTGGGATTAGTAGCAACTAATCACACTTATGCTTCACAAGATATGTTTGATCCAGATGATAAAATATCAGGTGGTCAAGGATTTGTGTACGCCAGTTCGGTGGTGGTAGCAATGAAAAAATTAAAATTAAAAGAGGATGAAGAAGGTAATAAAACCACAGATGTCAAAGGCATTAGAGCAGCTTGTAAGATAATGAAAACGAGATTTGCCAAACCTTTTGAAACTGTGCAAGTAAAAATACCTTATGAAACAGGCATGGATCCTTACAGTGGATTGGTAGAACTGTTTGAAAAAGAAGGCATCCTTACACAATCTGGTAACCGACTTAAATATGTGGACCTTAAAGGTACAGAACATTTGGAGTATAGAAAAGGTTGGACAGGTGAAAAGTTGGATTTAATTATGAAAGAATATCATAAGATCAAACCTAAATCTGAAATAGAAACAGAAACAGTGAAAGAAGAGAAAAAATAATGCAAGACGCCAGTCAATTGATAGAAACTTGGCAATTTTTCAAAGAATATATCGATAAGAAACAAATTGATATTGTGGCTGAAAAGTATGTGGAAATGTGCGCCGACTATGGCGTGGATGATGAGACTTTCAAAGAATCCATGGGCAATGACCAAGACTTGGACAGAGCTATCATGTACTACTTGGATATAGAAGAAGACGAGGACAACTAATGTCTGGATGGTATCAAAAGATATCCAAAGACATCAGTACTATTCCTGAGGCTTTGGAGTATTTCGAAAATCAATTGCAAGAAGCCAAACTGGAAATCAAAATCAGAGGCAATGTGGAAAAACAAGCAGCCGAAATGCCTGGCATTGTGGAACACAGATTCAATCAATTGCAAGAACTGGAAGCAGTGTTGGAGTATCTCAACATTGAATTGCGTAGACTACGCAGTTCTTATTTTAAAAAATATTTTGAAAACTACAATAGAGCACTCACCAGCAGAGAAGTGGAAAAGTATGTGGATGGTGAAGCAGACGTGGTGGATTATGAAAAAATCATCAATGATTTTGCTCTAATGCGTAACAAATGGTTGGGTATTTGTAAAGGGTTGGATCAAAAACAATGGCAGATGACCAACATAGTCAAACTGCGTGTGGCTGGTATGGAAGACGCCAGCATATAGATTATCAAATCTACTTTTAATCAATTAATTTTTATTTAAATACCATACTGAAATTGAATCATGAAACTTCTAATTAACGATAAGGAACTGGCACACTTTATCAACAGTCTTTACAATCATTGGTCCAAAGCCATAAAAGAAAATGTTTACACTGAATCAAACACTTTTGAATATTTGAAAGAATGGAAATTAGATATAAATGCACACAAAAGATCAAGAAAAACAAAACCTTATAGAATTGGTAAAAGATTACATCATTTACAAAAAAATGTTGGACGAGATCTTCAAGAATACATAGACAAAATTACACACTCGCATAATGAGCGAAATGAATCATATTTCAAATGCATTCATAAAAACATAGATAATTTTATTAATATATTTGGAAAAGAAAATATACTTGAACTTTATAAAAAAAGTAAACTTAAAAATTTTGTCAAAAGCACAGGTGCAACAATAAATTCCAATGCAACACTGATGCGAAGACAAGATTTTATTAATTATTCTCAGGATTGTTTAATTAGAAATACCACAGGCAATGAGCAACTGCTGACTGAAAAAATAGATAAAAAATATCCTTTTTGGTTTATAGACAGCGGCTATACCAACTTTTTAGAATCTAATAAAAAATGGCACAGACTGGTGCGTAATCACATACATTATGATCAGATGTTTGAAGCACCTGTGGACAGACTGGCCAACTTTGCCAGTTTTCCCCGACCTTGGCGTGAATCAGGAGAGAAAATACTGATCATAGAACCAGGTCCTTTTGCAGCTGGTATATTTCATGTGGATCTAAAAACTTGGAAATATGATGTGGAGCGTGAACTGAAGAAATACACAGACAAAAAGATTGTGTTTAGAGAAAAAGCAGAGAAAAAAATACGTACCAGTCTCATAGAAGAACTTAACAATGAAGATTATTACTGTGTGGTCAACATCAATTCCAATGCTGCCACAGAGGCCATTTGGAGTGGTATTCCTGTGATCACATTGGATCGTCATATCACTACCCCCGTTTCGCGTAGCAAACTGTCCGACATAAACAATCTAGCCAGACCACATCTAGCACGTTGGCTGTGTGCTGTGAGTTATAGTCAGTTTACTAAAGATGAATTATATGACGGCACTGCTATAAAAATTTTGAGGAAATATCATGTCTAAACTGACCACAGTATCATATTTAGACATATTACCCCCACACAATAAAAGTGAAGAAAAATCCAATATACTAAAATTTTTTTATCAAGGAGTTAATGCAGCAGGAGATACAGGCATATTACACAAAGGATTTAACTGCGTTCCATGTGATGTGGCCTGTATTATGGGTTATGTACACAAAGATGGTAAACATTTACCTCACTTAGATTTAAGACAAAAAATATTAGATTATCAAAAACAGTCTGGCAAAAAAACTCTTATAGCAGACAGCAATTTATTTCTGTATATGGATAAAAATAATCCCCAACACTACTTACGATACAGTTTTGATGGAGTTTTTCCTACCACAGGATTTTATTTTGATAAAGATGTGGATCCTAGCAGATGGATTAAAATAAGTAGGAATATGAATATTACACTGAAACCTTATAGAACACAAGGCAATCATATATTGATCTGTTTGCAACGTAATGGTGGATGGAGCATGGCTGGGTTGAGTGTGATTGATTGGTTAGATGTTACCGTAAAAAAAATACAACAGATTTCTAATAGGCCTATTGTAGTAAGACCACACCCGGGCGATAAAAAAATTATGCGTATTTTGAAATTAAAATATAAAAATGTTTCACTGAGTAATAAACCAAATTTATTGGATGATCTGCAAAATGCTTGGGTCACTGTAGTGTATAATAGCTCTCCCAGCGTGGCTAGTATCATAGAAGGTGTGCCTGCGTTTATTACAGATCCTCAATCTCAACATAGTCAAAGTTATTCAGTGGCCAATACTGATTTAAATCAGATAGAAACCCCTGTATTACATGAACGCCAATCTTGGGTGGAACGTCTAGCTATGTGTCATTGGAACTTTGCTGAAATGCAATCAGGTGAAGCTTGGAATTTTTTTAGGAGATATATATGAAATTAGAAATTATTACAAGTTTCGATCAAAAATATTATGATATTATAGGTAAGGATGCTGTAAATTCTTGGTTGAAATATTGGCCTGAAGAATTTAGTCTTACCTGCTACACAGAAGAATTTACTATGCCTGAACACAAACGAATTAAACAAATACCATTTGATAATTTGTGTAAAGAATATTTTGAATTTCAAAAAACTTCAGAAAAACAAATAAAAAAATTTGCTAAGAAGGCATTCACTTTTATACACGCTATGGAAAATTCCAAAGCCGATAGAATTATATGGTTGGATGCTGATGTGATAACTTTACAAGCATTGCCAAAATCTTTATTATTGAAAATTTTACCTATAGATGTGCTCAGTACTCATTTGGGAGTGATATATTATGCAGATAAATCTGGTAACCCTGGACTATGGTTCGTGCCTGAAACAGGATTCTTTGCAATCAATACTCAACACGAATTGTTTGAAAATTTTAAAATAGAATATAAACGTCATTACGTAGAAAAAGATTATAAACATTTGAGAAGATTTTATGACAATGATGTATATGGATATGTGTTTGAAAAATTAAAAGCTCCTGGTTATGATTTGTGTGATAAATTTGATAAAGGTTATAAAACACCACTACCACACACTGAATTAGGAATATATTTAAAACATTACAAAGCAAAAGGCAGCAAAAAAGAATATATAAAAAGTAAATAAAACATATTTTATGGATCATTTTTATCAAAACATTGACGGATTTATGAGTCATAAAAATACTATTTTTCTTGATTTAGTTTTAGAAAATTTTCCTCATCAAGGAACATGGGTAGAGTTAGGGTCTTGGACTGGAAAATCAGTAGCATATTGCGTAGTAGAATTAATAAAAAAAAACAGGCTAGGAAAATTTTATGCTGTAGATACTTGGTGTGGCGGTGAAGAATTAAAAAATAATAAAAACACAAAAAATATTAAAGAAATTTTTTATAAAAATATACAACCTGTAATTGATAAAATAGAAGTTATTGAATCTTTAAGTTGGGACGCAGCTATAAAATTTGATGATAATTCTGTTGATTTTTGTTATGTGGATGCAGGACACACTTATGAATGTGTTACAAAAGATTTGAATGCTTGGTGGCCAAAGATCAAAATAGGTTCATTTTTTGGAGGAGATGATTACACCAAAGGTCATCCAGGACTACAGCAAGCAGTTTGGGATTTTTTTAGTCCAAAAAAAATTAAAGTAACTAGAAGCGGACGTTGTTGGTTTGTAAAAAAGTAATAAATTATTATAAAGGATTATGCCAATAGTTTGGATATTTTTTTAATATATCTAGTACTACATTAGGATAAACTGGTTTTATTATTTTAGAATCACTTTTATGATTAACTGCTGATTTTGTATCCTTATTTTTAAATGCTTTTAAGACTTGATCAGGATCTCTATTTTGACTTTCAATACAACTAATTACTTTATTTTTAATTAATTCGTCATTACCCATCCACGTCCAATGCCATCCTACAGCGTCTGATGTTCCAACAGCATTTGTTCTATCTTTTCTTTTAATTCCCATTTGTTCGCTGCCTTTATACAGACCGTGAGGAGTTTTAAACATTCTTTTTCTTGCCACCACGCTGCCTTTCCAATTACGACCAGCTTTTTGATCAAATTTATAAAAATACATTTCAAATCCGCATGACACAGGACAATTATTTTTATCCATTAATTCTATAATCTCATTCCACTTGGTTGGATCTATGATTTCATCAAGATCTCCATGAATTACTATGTCTTCGTTATCAAATTTTTCTAAAGCACTTGCTAATCCCTGTCGCATCATTGTTTCACAAATTAAATTTGTTTGAGTTTCACCTAATTCTAAATTGACTATTTCTATTCTATCGCCATATTTTTCTTTATATTTTTTAAAATTATTTTTTAAATTATAAGGTTTAAGTTTACCACTAAAAGTTCTATTTGCTTCTAAAATAATCCAATGATCAACATAATTTTCTGAAATAGAAAGATGTATGTCTAACATATCAAATTCATCATTAAAAAGAGTTGTGTCAATTATCATATTAAAATTTATAAATTATTTGATATCCGTCATATATAGGCAACACAGATTTTTTTTCTAAATATTCAAAAATTTTTCTGCCTTTGCCGGTACGTTTACCTAAAGTTAAAAAACTGTTATCGTCAATAGCCACCACAGTATTTTTCAAAAAAGGTTCGATAGCTAAAAATTCATTGAGATGATGAGTTGCACTGGGCTCGTCGTTAGACCATTCTACATCATAGCTGTCCAAATAAAAAAGATCTATTTGATCTAAATCAGTTTGTTGCTTTAACCATGCTACGCTATCATTACAATAAGCTGTGTAATGTTTTGAATTTACAAAATTATTTGCTGTATCAACAGCTTTTTGATTAATATCCACAGATTTCACTAATCCCCCATGCATTTTTGTTAACTCTGCAAATAAAAATCCACTATTGCCATCTTTCCAATTATTAGGTTTTCGAATAGTACCTGTTTCTATAATATTAAAATTTTGATTTTTGTTTTTAAACATAGTTTCAAATATGATTTGAAACCCTTTGCTACGCTGATAGATACCTTCTTTGAGTCCTCTTTGAGCTCCAGATGTTCTAATATCTAGCAATTGACAATATTTGTTTGCAAATACACTTAACCAATTTTCACTATTCATATTAGTATTTAACAGTTTACTGGGCATATAAATAGTTTTATTCAAAATTCTTATGAAGATATTTGTGGGGTACGATACCAGAGAAGATATCACATATCAAGTGTGTGAGCATTCAATCAAACTGCATCAACCAAAAGCTGAAGTGTTGCCTCTTAAAATGAAAGAACTGCGTGAGGCGGGACTGTATACCAGACCTATAGATCCACTCAGCACTACCGAATTCACATTCAGCAGATTTCTTATTCCCTACATGACCAATTATACCGGTTGGGCAGTGTTTTGTGACTGTGACTTTGTGTGGACTGCAGATGTGGCTGAATTGTTTGCTCAAGCAGATGATCGTTACGCTGTGATGGTGGTCAAACACGATTATACTCCTGCACCAGGAGTCAAAATGGACAATCAAAAACAGATGCCTTATCCAAGAAAAAATTGGAGTTCAATGATATTGTGGAACTGTGCTCATCCTGCCAATAGAACGGTCACACCTGAACTAGTCAACAAAGAAACTGGACAATATCTACACAGATTCAGTTGGTTAAAAGATGAAGAAATTGGCAGTATAGATCACAGTTGGAATTGGTTGGTAGGTTGGTACAAAGAACCCAAAGATGGCGAACCCAAAGTGTTGCATTACACAGAAGGTGGACCTTGGTTCAAAGAATACAGAGGTTGTGAATACAACGGTGTTTGGAAAAAATATTTGGCCAACATGCTTAAAATATACTAGGAGCGTTTATGAAAAAAATTGCGTTTGTGACTGGAATGACTGGACAAGACGGTCCTTATCTAGCAAAACTATTATTGGAAAAAGGATATCATGTGATAGGATTGGTCAAAAGATATTCCAGTCCTAATTTGGAAAATATTAAATTTTTAGGTATTGAAAATGATATTGAAATGATCACAGGAGATATCACTGATGATGGCAACATGAATCATTTGATAAAAACTTTACGACCAAATGAGTTTTATAATCTTGCTGCTCAAAGTTTTGTGGGAGCCAGTTGG